CAGACTTAGGATCATATTTCAACGTCGGAACTGATGAGGCTGCGAAAGCACTCGAGGGTATCTTTACAGGCGAATCTGAGGCTCTCAAAAAGTTCGGCGTTGTTATGACAGACACGAACCTTGAAACGTTCGCTGAGGATCAGGGGCTTGTCTGGAAAGAGATGGACCAGACGGAAAAAACTATGCTGCGTTATAACTACGTGCTGGCAAAGACGAAAGACGCTCAAGGCGACTTCTCGAGAACCAGCGACGGAACGGCGAACAGCATAAAGATATTCCAGTCGACCATGCAGGACCTTGCAACTAACATCGGAACAGTACTGCTGCCGATCATAACGCCGGTGATACAGAAAATATCTGACATAGTGGCAAAGATCGCAGACCTGCCAAAGCCGGCACAGACAGCGATAACAGTTATCGGTCTGCTGGCTGCAGCACTCGGACCATTACTGCTTGTGATCGGCGGCGTGGTAAACGCTATCGGCATGCTGCTGGCGAACTCAGGGATGATAACAGGAGCGTTCACTGCAATGCTCGGTCCTGTTGGTCTGATCGTGGCAGGGATCGCAGCGCTCGTAGCAGGGTTCGCACTTGCGTATAAGAACAGTGAGGAGTTCCGGTCAGCGGTCAGCGAGATCGGTTCCATGCTGGTGACAACGTTCACGCCTGTTCTCAAGATGGCAGTGTCGACAGTAAAGCAGTTATGGGGTGTAATAGTCGACACAGCGAAGTCAGTAGGCGAGACGCTTGCGCCTGCACTCAAGACAATGATGCCGGTGCTCAAAATGGTAGCGACCATCATGGCAGGAAGACTCAAGGCTGCGTTCACGGTCATTACAGTGGCGGTCAAATTACTTTCCGCTGCGATCAAGGGCATCGCAATCGTTTTTGCTGGAGTAGTCCAGAAAGTAGCGAGCCTTGCGTCCAGTATCAAATCAAAGTTTGAATCGGTCGCTAAGGCGTTCAAAGGCATGTTCAGCGGGGGCATCAAAGCACCTCACGTTCCGCTGCCACACTTCAGCATCAGCCCTAAGGGCTGGAAGATCGGTGACCTGCTGAAAGGCAAGATTCCATCATTGAACGTCAACTGGTACGCCAAAGGCGGTATCTTTAACAGTCCGAGTCTGATCGGTGTCGGCGAGGCCGGCTCTGAGGCGGTAGTTCCACTTGATAAACTGTGGAACGCCATCGCAGATATAAACGGCGGCGTGGTAATCAACGTAAACGGCGCTGGCGATCCTTACGCAGTAGCGCAGGAAGTCAAGCGTGTACTGATAGAAGAAACTAAGAGGAGGCGGCTCGCATGGCAGTAACAGGAGCGATCTTTAAAGCACTCACTTTCAACGGTGAGTCGTCAAGAAACTATGGAGTGTACATCACTGGATCGGCTGTGTACAACGCGCCTAACCGTGATGTCGAGATGATAACGATACCTGGCAGGAACGGTTCATTTCCGCTTGATCATGGACGCTTTGAAAACATCGAAGTGACATATCCTGCCGGCGTGTTTGCAGATAATGAGGCTGATTTTGCTGAGGCAATATCGGACTTCAGAAACATGCTCTGCTCAGCAAAGGGCTATTGCAGACTCGAGGACGAATATAACCCTGACGAGTACAGAATGGCTATTTACAAGAGCGGGCTGGAAGTCGAGCCGGCACAGCTCAAGGCCGGCGAGTTCGACATCACGTTCGAGTGTAAGCCGCAGAGGTATTTGAAGAGCGGTGAAACGCCGGTAGCGGTCGGCTTGTCGACATCACTTACGAACCCGACAAAGTTCGAGTCCTCGCCAGAGATAAGAGTTAAGGGTTACGGAACGGTCGCGTTCAACGGGTATCAGATCGCAATTGACGACCAACCATACGGTGACGTGGAATTGATAGACAATGCTTACAAACCTTACGGTTGGACGCTCGCGCTCGGATCAGACGATTACGCGATCAATAACGACACGATAACAGTTAGCGCGAACATGCCGTTTGCGTTCGGGACGAGGTCGGACAGTTACGAAATACGAAGTGCGTCACTTTACACAGGGACGACGAACGGTACTCCGTACTTTACGATCCTTAATAGTCATAGCGCACAAATGGGAGTGGACGGTTCGGCGTTCAATTTCTTGAAAGGCACAACAAATACCGCGACATTAAGTATCGCATATAACGTAACGGTAAGACGCAGCGGGTCGGACTCGGTTTATAGAATTACATTGACATATACGGTCAGTTATAACGCGACAAACGATACCGTCGAAATAACAGTTTCGAACTCGACATCACCGTCAACTCCGGCGGTGTTCACGAGAAAAACTACACGTCCAACGATTTCCGCGTCGGTTTACGGATCAAAGTCGGTTCTTGGCGATCCGACAATAATCGATTGCGAGAACGGCGAGGTCTACAAAGAAGTTGCTGGCGGCATCGTTTCACTGAACCCGTATATTGATCTCGGAGCAGAACTTCCAAAGCTCGCAGTCGGAACTGATACGGCATCGGCATCGGGCAGTATAACAGAGTGTAAGATAACTCCGAGGTGGTGGAAGATATGATCCCGATTTTATTTGATACAGACACGACATCATTCAGCAACAATGGTCTGGGCAGATTAAGGGATATTATCTCGTGTGTTGTTACTGAAGAAAGAAACGGCATTTACGAACTGGACTTTGAATATCCAGTAGACGGGCAGAATTACAGCCTGATCAAGTGCGGACGGATAATCGGCGTAACACATAACGACTCGGACGACATACAGCCGTTCGACATTGTGTCGTATTCAAAGCCGATCAGCGGGATCGTATCGTTCCATGCAGTTCACATCAGTTACAGGCAGTCGTTTTTAACGGTCAAGACATCGAAAGGCATCAGCTCGATCTCGAGCGCGTTTGCCTTGCTCGGTAATGCGCTGCCGTCGAACCCGTTTTCATACTGGACGGATAAAACGTCGTCGGCGTACTTCGGTGCGTCAGACGGAACGCCGAGAACGGTCAAAGAGCTTTTAGGAGGCGTTGAGGGGTCGATTTTAGACACGTACGGCGGCGAATATGAGTTCGACGGGTTCGCGGTCAAGTTGTACGTTGCACGTGGTCAGAGCCGTAATTTTACCATCAAATATGGCATCAATATGACCGAGTACAACGACGAAACAGACATATCAGAAACATATAACAGCGCGATCCCGTACTGGACGGACGGCGAGAAGTTCGTAGTAGGGGATATGGTAACAAATGGCGAGACTGTGACGGGTCGGGGCGAGTGCATACCGCTCGACATTTCAGACAGGTTCGAGGATAAGCCGACAAAGGCGCAAGTCCAGGCGATGGGAGCAGAAATTCTCAAGGAAACGCGCCCATACCTGCCGGCGCAGACCATCAAAGTGTCGTTCGCAAGACTTCAGGACATCGGCTACGACTGGCTGAACGACCTGTATCAGTGCAACTTGTGTGACACGATCAACGTATCATTTCCTGCTTATGGAATGACGGGATCGTACAAGATCGTCAAGACCGAGTGGAACGTGCTGGAGAACCACTACGAGGAAATGGAACTCGGAGCGCTTTCGACGACATTATCTGAGGCGCTCGGTGTGTCGACCGGATCGGTAACGACAGGGCTTGCGGGGCTCGACAGCAGCATGTTCTCGCTTGATACTTATGAGCTATTCGACGATACCATCTCAGCGGGTGGTCACAAGCACGATACTATAACGTTTACAAAGGCAGGCTACTATCCATTATCTATTGCAGGATGGAACACACCTACTGCAGTATTCGTTCCAGACAGGCTGAGGCTGACGAACGCGACAGAGGGCAGCGTCACGGTTGCTTATGATGTATGTAATCCTCGCAGCAGTTCCGGAACGAGCAAGTTCAATGCTGATGTATTATGGCTGAAAGTATAGGGGGCAGATATGAGTTATGAATTATTAATGGGCATACTTGGTTTCATTGCTGCCATGATCGTGGTGGTAAAGCCGGTAGTCACATTAACGAATAAGATCACAGAGCTGACGGCATCGGTCAACCAGCTCAACACAAATATCGAGGCTCAGGGCGACCGTATAAACGAGCAGGATGGAAAGATAAACGACCTGAACGTTACGGTGGCGAACCATGAGGCTCGGATAACGGTTCTCGAAAAGTAGGAGGGGACATGAATAAGCAGAGTATAACTTTCAAAGCAGACGAGCAGGGACTCATCAAAACAGGTGGTATCGAGCATTATGCGTCGAACATAGTCGCATACATCGAGGCTACGTTTGAACTGGGAGAAAACTGGACTGGCTATGATTCAGTAAGAGCGGTCTGGTCTAACAATTATCTGACCGACATTTCGACAGTACTTGATCCGAACGGCAGGTGTATAGTTCCAACAGAAGTTCTGACCGACACAGGCAACGTCACAGTGAACCTGGTCGGCTCCATTTCCGTCGATGATGAGCTGACGGACAGGCTGACCACATATCCTTGCAAGGCTTTAACTGTTGACGAGGACGCAAAGGTAGAGGGCGACGAGACAGAGAGTATCACGCCGTCGCAGTTCGAGCAGTTCGTTTCCATAGTCCATGATGAAGTCGAGGAAGTCACAGGAATGTCGGCTGAAGCATCGACACTTCCTGCTGGCTCTGATGCGACAGCGTCCTATTCAGACGGCGTTCTGTCGCTCGGTATACCGAGAGGGGCAGACGGCGCTGACGGCAAAGACGGGGCAGACGGTGTAACACCTGACATTGATATTGGCACAGTAGAAACATTGGAAACAGGAGTGCCTGCCTATGCGAATATCACAGGAACGGTTGAGAATCCATCTCTGAATCTTGGACTTCCTAAAGGCAACACAGGAGACACAGGAGCGACAGGAGCACCTGCAGGCTTTGGAGCGGTCACAGCCACAATAGACGGTACAACAGGAACACCATCAGTAGATGTGACAGCGAGCGGAGCGGACACAGCAAAGAACTTTGCCTTTGCTTTTCATAATCTGAAAGGTGAGCAGGGCGAACAAGGTGAACAGGGTGACCCTGGCGTTGTTCAGGATGTCACCGTCAACGGCACATCAGTAGTAGACCAAAACGGAGTTGCAGTAATCACCATGCCAGAGTTAGTCAAAACTGTACAGGGTAACCCTATTGTAATTGATGATGCTTTTGGAGCGGTAAAGAATCTCACGGTTGAACTATTACCGATACAAGAGGGCACAGGAACACCGTCGCCATCGAATGTACGTCCGATCACAGGGCATGACAGCGTAACGGTCACAGATAGAGGGAAAAATCTACTACCAAATGACTTTAGCGATTATGCAATAGGACGGTCATATATTCTCACACCTAACGCAATAATGCCCGACGGACTACAGGCGCGCATGACATTTTTTGACAATGATACATCAGTTAGTACCACAGGGTGCTATATGGGATTTATTCAAGGCGATTATACCGTTACTGAGGTATTATCACCAACGGATTTTAGGTGGTGTATGTCTAACGGCACGATTGCACAAAATACAAGTAATGAATCACAAACACATCCAGGAGTAATATGTACAAAGATATTCATATATCCAAATACCGAAGAAACATTCAACAAGATATTCTCACGTTATAACATCATGGTTGAATACGGTGATACAGCAGCGACAGCATACACCCCATACATCACACCAACCACCAAAACCGTAACCCTTCCACACACGGTATACGGTGCAGGAGTGGGAGTGACGAGCGGAAACGGCAAAACAACTATGGCGATGATAGACTTAGGAACGCTTGATTATGTAGTGCAGAGCGGTATCGCAGGGTTATGGTCGTCATATAGCACGTTACCAAATGCAAAGCCAAATGTAGATAATTCAACCGTACCGAATGCAGTAGCAGACAATTACGGTACAATTACCCCGAGCGCCGCATATTCACAGAACATAGGTATCACAATAACCACAGGTAGCAAGATATGGCTATTCGACAACAACTATGCGAGTGCGTCAGCCCTAAAGACAGCATTAAGCGGGCACTATCTATGCTACGAGTTAGACACACCAACAGACCTATCCACAACACCAACAGACATTACTTTATATAACGGTGATAACGTAATATCGAGTGACGGTGACATGACGATGGATTACGTGCAGGATATGGCGATTGTAATTGAGAAACTTGAGAACTTGCTTTAGGAGGTAAACAATGACCGATTTTATGAAGTGCGCGCTGATAAGAGCGCTGAAAACTGTTTGTCAGACGGCTGTCGCTACCATAGGCGCTGCGTCAGTCATAAGTGAAGTTGACTGGATGATGGTTCTGTCAGCATCCGCACTGGCTGGAGTGCTTTCACTTCTTACCAGCGTGGCTACGGGACTGCCTGAGGTCGACGATTTTGACGAGGTCGCTGAAGACCCCGATGAGGAGGACTTAGATGAGTGAGATAAGCCTCAGGGCGAAAGTAGTCGAGACTGCTAAGTCATACGAGGGCGCTAAGCAGGGCAGTAAGAAACACAAGGCAATAGTCGACAAGTTCAACACTGTCAAGCCTGACGGCTGGGCTATGACTTATACCGCTGCGTGGTGCGCTACGTTCGCCTCAGCGGTCGCGATCTATTCCGTCGGCGCTGCTTATGCTAAGAAATACTTTCCTCTGTCTGCGAACTGCCAGGTCATAATCGACAAGGCGAAACAGCTCAAGATATGGAAAGAGTCAGACTCGTATAAGCCACAGGCCGGCGACTGGATATTGTACGACTGGGAGGACACAGGAAAGGGCGACTGCAAGGGCGCTCCGAACCATGTCGGCATAGTCGAAAAGGCTACATCGAAAACCATAACGGTTATCGAGGGCAATTACAGCAAACAGGTCAAGGAACGCCTCGTACCAGTAAACGGTAAATATATACGGGGTTTCGTCCTGCCTGATTACAAGGGGATGGCGAAAGAAATGGCAAACGCTAAGAAACCAACAGGTAAAGAGGTCGTTCAGCTCGCTCGCAAGCAGATAGGCAACGGCTATAGGAAGTACTGCAAGGCGTTCGGCAAGAACACCTCATGGTGTCAGATCTTCATATGGTGGCTGATGGATAAGAAGGGGATGAAGTACCCTCACGATTCATTCGCGCGTCACGCTGCAGCATGGTGCCGTAAGCGCTGGAAGAAGGTCGCCATGAAAGACGCGAAAGCGGGCGACGTGGTGTTTTTTACCAGCAAAGCCAAAGGCAACAACAAGATGAACGGCATGGTGACTCATGTCGGTCTGATCAGAAAGAAGGGCAACTCGAAGATCGTCTACTCGATCGAGGGCAACGTCAACGGCAGCGGAAACTGGAAGAAGTCGAAAGTCGCCTACAAGACCAGGAAACTGTCCTATGTATGGGGCATCTTCCGCCCGCCTTATAAGAAATAATCTATGCTCGGGGGCTTGCCCCGCATGTTCTTGCTTCTCCCCGTCCGTAAGGGCGGGGCTAAAAGAAAAGAGCCTCGCACGTCATTGTGTGGGGCTCTATTTTGCGTTCTAAGCGATTTTAGCGGGCAGGGTGGTATAATTACTCATTCCTTAATCTCTTTATCTCTTTGGCGCTGTCTTCGATAACGACAGTGTACTCGTCGAGATCATCAAGGTCCTCGATATGATGTTTCATGCTGCCGACTTCCATCATCGGAAAGTTGAACCAGCGGGCTCTGTTCGTGTACTTTAATCTCATCAAATCATATCCCTTATACTTTATAGCCACATAGTTCGGTGATGTCCGTACCAGACGGGGACCGTCGCCGACGATCTCGCACACACGGTTAAAGATTTTCCGTTCCTCTTCAGTACAAATAAGGTCACGTTCCTGACCATGATCCTGAAAACTAATACTCATAACAGACCTCCATTCCTTAAGATATTTTAATACGAAAGTGTATTGTATAGGTGTTACATAGTAGTATAATGTAATCAGAAAGGAAGTGCAAGACATGATAACAACATCAGTTAAAATCGACGACGATCTGAAGAAACAGTGCGACGAGTGGTGCGAGAAAGAAGACCGTTCGTTTAGCTGGTTAGTCAGATTGGCGTTAAAGCAGTTCCTTAGTTCTATCAAATAACATTAAGTCTACTTATGAAGTAGGGGTGTGTGCGTGCAGCAACAACTATTCCTAAAATCTAAAGTTAGGACGTAAACGTTGTAAGGGTATATAGCACACACCAAAAAGCGAGGAGGTGTGTGCTTTTATTATGAAGACCGAAATCATCAAGTTATGTAAGACGGTGCAAGCGGACAACGCTGTGGCGTTCGATAATGCGTTCGCTGAGGCATCAAAGGCTCATCCAGATGCTGAGCTGAAATGGCACGAGGGTTTCTGCGTGAGTTTCATCTATGAAGAGCGCAGGGATGTACCTGAGACGGTTGCAGAGGAGTTTAAGTTGCAGGGTATCACATACTACTGCAAAGACTGTCCGAATATGCTGAAAGGCAGTAACAAGCGTGAGAGGAGTCACGGCTGTAAGTACGCTGAGTTCGGGACGGTAAAGGACTTTACTCCAGCGTGTGAGTACTTTCACAGAATGGTATTGCAAGGCGTGATCAAGCCGATCGGAGAGGAGTAATCATGGATAAGTACGAGGGATATATCTATCTGGCAATAGCCATCGGTTTCTGTGGCATCCTGTGGTTTCTCGGTGTGAATATCGTGGCGGTGCTGGGATGAGTTACGAGGATGTAGAAAACGCAGTGATGGACGAACTCATCACTAAGACAGAGGCGATCGAGCTGGTGACAAGCTATCTCGAGACGCATCCAGACGGCTGTGCATGGTGCATGAGCGCAAGAGAAACAGCGGAACTTATATTTAAACACTATTGGGATAGCGAAGATGAATAACATGGCGCAAAGACATGGAGGTAATGAATGGATAAAGAATATGACGTAAAGATACACGTAACAGACGAGTATGACAAGTTCAAGAAAATGCTCGGGAACAGAGACGTTAAAGGTGTTTCGAAGATAGTCGAAAGCGTACAGAGTGTAGGGCAGATAGAGGCTCCGATAGTTGTCAACGAAAAGTTTGAGGTGATAGACGGACAAAACAGGCTTGAGGCTTTTAAGCAAATGGGGAGACCTGTTTATTACATCGTTATACCCGGACTTGGCATAGAGGCATGCAGACGGCTGAACATAGGGCAGACCAACTGGGGCATAGAAGACTGGGTAGCGTCTTATGCTCAGGGCGGTAATCCGTCTTATCAGAGGCTCGCCTCATTGATAAACGAGTACAAAAAGCCGTTCCATATTGAGGGCATAGTTGCGCTTGCTAATCCGCTGACAATAGTCGATAGCGGAGCGCGCGCAAGGGATCAGATAAAACCAGGCAAGTACACATTATCTAAAGATGAGTACGAGGCAGCTGTGAGACGGCTTTCTTCGGCTGAGAATCTCGGGTATGTAGAACTGTGCAAGTCAGGAGCATATACAGCAAGGATATTTTGGGCTGCTGTGGCATACATCTATATTAATCCGACAATATCTGCTGAGGCTGCCATAGAAAAGATGTCTGAATACAAAGCGTCTATCCCTGCGACAAAAACTGTATCAGAACAGTTGCGTTTTATGGAAGCAGCGATAAATGGAGACGATAAACGTAAGAAAGGCAGGGTATTCTTACAGGCTGATTTTGTTAAAGGCGAATATATGACAAAGGAGTATGCGGTATGAATAAAGCGATAAAGGACAAGGCAAAGTACGTGGTACTTGCCAAAGCAGGAACAGACCGCAGCGAAAACTATCCGGCGGTCATCGCATGGCTCCTGAGGCTGATATTTGAGATAAAAGCCAACTACTGGCTGTGGCGTGTGAACCGCATGTCAGAGGGCGAGATCATGAAGAGATATTACGAGCTGACACAGAGGGAGGAGAACGATGACTACTTTATCAGAAGAGCTGCTGCAGGTTCTGACGAACGAGCCACAGAGTAAGTGGCTGCTGGCTGAAAAGCTGAACACGAACGAGCGCACGATAAGACGCTGCATAAAAGAGCTGAGAGATAACGGCTATATCATCGTGTCTCACAGTTTGAACAGCGGTTACAGGCTGGGCTCGGAGAAAGACAGAGACGGCATGATCCGAGAGTATGAGTCGAGGATCGCAAGCATGGCTGCGACAGTGAAAGCCCTGAAAGAGGGCAAGGACTTAGGACAGATGGAGGTTGAACTATGATAACGAAAGAATTACTGGCTGAGGCTAACACCGATCTCGGATATCTCGACATCGAACGGTATGACAAAAAAGCCGGCAAGAAAGTCACAAAAAAGTATGTGACCGTTACCGCAAGAGTCCAGGCGTTCAGAAAGATATGCCCGTCAGGGTCGATAGACACAACGGTCTGCGACATGGACGACGAGCACGTGATGATACAGGCGAAAATCTATGATGAGAAAGACCATCTGCTCGCAAGCGGTACGGCTGAAGAACGGCATGACTCGTCACTGATCAATGAGACATCATACGTCGAGAACTGTGAGACATCGGCGGTCGGTCGTGCTCTCGGCATGCTCGGGATAGGTTCTGAAGAGAGCATGGCAAGCGCTGAAGAAATGGCTACTGCTCTATTGAACAAAGTCGAGTTCCCTGAGGGCATAAGATTCTTAGGCACATACTGTTCAGAGCATGCTCTTTCATTAAGAGAGGTATGTGAGCAGCATAGCCTCAATAAGACAGCTAAAAAGTCAGACTACTATGCGGTGCTCGCTAAAGTCATGGCTGAACAGGGTGAGTAATGGATAGGAACGGTTACAACGATTCAATAATGGCAACCACAGCTGGCGTGTGCTACCTTTGCGGTCGTAATTGCGCTACGGCAAGGCATGAAGTGTTCTATGGAACAGGCACGAGGGCATTATCCAAAAGATACGGCTTATGGATCAATATCTGCCCTGACTGTCACGAGTTCCTACACGCTAACCCTGAAAGCAAAAAGGCAGAACAGGTAAGGGATGAGGCGAGAGATGCCTTTATCGCTGAGGGGCATGCGCCGGCTGAGTTCACAAGGATATTTGTTATAGGAAATATAAAGTGGTGGGAGATAGACAATGGCTGAGAGAAGAATGTTTGCTAAGACGATAATAGACAGTGACGCTTTCCTCGACATGCCTGTCACGGCGAGACTCTTGTACTACGATCTCGCTATGAGGGCAGACGATGATGGTTTCGTCAATTCGCCTAAGAAGATCATGCGGATGATCGGAGTGTCACAGGACGATATGAGCATCCTGATCATGCGCAAGTTCATCATTCCGTTCGACAACGGTATCGTCGTTATCAAGCACTGGCGCATACACAACTACATCCGGAAAGACACCTACAACGAAACAACCTACAAGGAAGAGAAAGCCATGCTGTCATTCGACGAGAACAAGGCGTACACGTTGAAATCTCAACAAAGTGATAATGCCGTGGACGGCTCGTCGACGGAACGTGGACGGCTCGTCGACACAGGTAAGGTAAGGTTAGGTAAGGATAGTATAGGTGAGTGTCTAAAGACTCCCACACAGGATGATGTCATTTCTTATTGCAAAGAGCGAAAGAATGATGTCGATGCGAAACGCTTTTTCAACTACTACGAGGCGAGGGGCTGGGAGATAAACGGCAAGCCTGTCAAGGACTGGAAAGCACTCTTGCGTACATGGGAGTCGAAAGGCTGCGGCGATCCAGACGCTAAGGACAAGAGGCTGAACGAGCTGAGGGTCAAGCGTGAGGCGCTCGTCGCTGCGGGTGCAAGCAAAGAGGAACTTGAGGTCATAGACCTGAATATTCAAAGCGTTAAAGATGCTATGGAGGTGAGCTAAATGAATGACGTTGAAGAGGCGTACATGGAATACCTTGAAAAATGCCATGACAAATATATTGCACTTGTATGCTTGCTCGTGTTCGGTTCTACTCCGAAACTGGTCGACGATCATCATGTGCTGATGCAGTTCGACTGCAACGCTATCAAGGCGTGGCTCTACAGGAACGAACCTGAAAGAATGAGCGAGTGGTGGAACAAACAAAGGAATAAATTGGAGGACAAAAATGAACAGTGTTAGTTTAATCGGACGGCTCACAAGGGACCCTGAAACCAGGTACACGTCTGGATCGAACATGGCAGTCACGTCTTTCACACTTGCAATAGACGGCAAGGACAAGACGAACTATCCGAGAGTCAAGGTATTCGGTCGCAGCGCTGAGGCTTGCGAGAAGTACCTGAAGAAAGGCAAGCAGGTCGCCGTCGAGGGCAGGATAGAAACAGACAGCTACACGAACAAGGACGGCAAAAAGATGTCAGTCACTGAAGTAGTAGCGAACAGAGTCGAGTTCCTGTCTGATCAGAAACCGGCAGAGAAACCGACGCAGCAGGAGTTTGAGGAGATAGACGAGGATGTGCCGTTTTAAATGCAGCGTCTGTGGACGCGAGGTATCAGTACTGAACGTATGGCATCGCTGGGAGAACGGCGAGAAAGTCTACTACTGCCCGCTCTGTGTGAGAGCGAGAATAGACTGCCACACTACCAACGGTTTCATTATAGGAGTGTAACCATGAACAGCAGACAAAAGGGGAAGAAAGGAGAACTTGAGCTCGCGAAAGTCCTGAGGGGCTACGGCTATCCGGCAAGACGAGGTCAGCAGTATTCAGGAGCGAACGGTGACGCTGATGTGGTCGGACTTCCACACGTACACATCGAGTGCAAGCGTGTCGAGGCTCTGAACATCGACAAGGCGATCGAACAGGCTCTGAACGACAAGAGGGCTGACGAGGTCGCAGCGGTCATGCACAGAAAGAACGGCAAGCAGTGGCTCGTGACCATGACGCTGGAAGAGTGGCGGTTCTTCTACGACTGCTATCAGAGGGACAGAGACTATGCGCGATCCGGTGATGTGTCCTTGTAAGGGCTGTGAAGAACGAACGGCTGAGTGTCATGCAAAGTGTAAAAGATACGCTGCTTGGGTCAAGAGACACAAAGCCTGGATGGAAGAGGTTAAAACAGAGAAATATCCTGAGCATTACGAGTATATAGCTGATAAACATTTTCGAGGGAGAGAACGGTGAGAGCGAAAGAATACATGATGCAATACAGGGTCTGCGTGGCAAAGATCGCGAGGCTGGAGCAGAACATCGAACGGCTGCGTGATCAGGCTGGCGGTCT